ATAAACTTTCATATCATAATACTTATTACCACTAATAGATGGTAAAATACTTACAGGTGATGAATTTAAAGTTAGTGTTTGAGCACTTGTTACCGTCACCGCACTATAATATTGATACCCACCAATTACAGGTGCAACTTGATTTAATTGAGCCTTGTATGATGACCCACTTTGACTTTGCGAAGTGTCTCCCGTTGTAACAATATGTATTAATGTTGTTAAAGTAATTGCCGTTGATTGGGCTAGTGTTTTGTCTGTTAGTTTTGCCATCTTTTTATATTAAATATATAAGTTTATTCAAATTCAAATGGTGTATTATCCATGAATTCAAAAATTATTTCATCTTCAAATTGTTTGAAATGTGAGAATGAAGTGCAGAAAACACAATCATTGTCATCGATTATTTTTATAACGTATGAAATATAAGTTTCATAAATTGTGGGTAATGTGAAACTATATGGTAAAGTAGTTGTTGTATCGATATATTGGCAAGTACCGTAGCATGTATCACAAACCCAAATATCATATGGAGATGTTCCTGAAGTTATAGAATTTATAGTTACTGTTGTTGCCATATTTTAACAATTTCCATTTTCATTACACTTGAAAGTTAATTTTCCGTCCTGACCAACTTCAAATATTTTTATTTGTGGATTACCTGTTTGATTTATAGGTGATTTTATGTATGTAACATTTGTAGGTGTTGTAAGTGTTGAATCTTCATAAATATATACTCCAGTGTCTAAAGTATTTACACTAAATTCAGTATAGAATTCAATATGTCCACCGAAATCAGTCAATTCACAAACAGGACATGCTAATGAATATTCACCAGATGCTCTCCATAGTTTGAATGTTGGTGTAGGTGTAGGTGTTGGTTTTAGACAATCTAAACAGGTGGTGAAAGTAGTTGCTGTTGTTGCGGTAAATTCATCGACATTTGCAACAATATAACCCGATGGTGGGATGTAGTTAATAAAGTTTCCTATGTAGTTGTAACATAAACCTGATGTTGTTTTAACTATATCTCCGATAACAACATTTGTTGGTGGGTATGTCAATTGTACAATCATAGAATTATTAGTACAAGACGTAAACACAAAGCTAGTACCACTAGGATATATTATTGGAGTCGGTGTTGGTGTTGGTGTAGGGGTCGGTGTTGGTGTTGGTGTAGGTGTAGGTGAAGGATAAATACATTGTGTGCAACCGCTGATATAAACGTCTAATATGTCAACAATACTTCTATTAGGTGATGCTTCTACGTTTCTTGTGTATGTTACACATTGAATTTGATTGGAGCTACTACCATATAAAATGGTTAAGAAAGTGGTTCCGGTCGAAATCGCAGAACCTGTATATATTAATGGATTATCAACATAATACAATGACCCATCTTCGCAATCTAACAACTCTTTAACTGTTGAACAAACAAAAGTACCACTATCAATCACAAAAGTTACGGTATTTGCTGATGGTGTAACGGTAACAAATGGTGTAGGGGTTGGTGTAGGTGTCGGTGTAGGTGTTGGTGTTACTATTTCTAGTACGTCTATATCAGCAGTAAATCCTGAACAAATATCAGTTGGTGTAGGGGTTGGAGTTGGTGTAGGTGTAGGAGTCGGTGTAGGAGTTGGTGTAGGAGTTGGTATATCACATTCTAGTAATATGTCAAAATCTAAAACCGAACATGGGTCTACTGGTGTTGATGTAGGTGTTGGGCAAGTATTTTCTGTTAGTATAGTTTCATCAATATCGGGGCAACTGTATATTGTTGGTTCAGCACCATAAAAAATACAAGTTTGACTTAGTCCGGTACTTAAACACCATTTTGTGGTATCGAAATATATGTACCCAGGTAATGTGCCACCTGTCCAGTATGGGTTATTATTAATTTCACCGGCAACATTATAATTACCTGTTATTGCGGTATAACCACTAATATTGATTGATATACAAACTTCGTTACTGCAACAATCACCTGTTAAACATAATGTGTCTGAACAATCTGTTTGTAATGTATATACACCGTCTAAATTTGTAAATGTGGTTGCAGTAAAACCTGAAGTGAAAGCAGAAACAATAGTGTAACAACCATTAGGAACAACAGGATCACCTGAAAAGTGATAAGTTAATCCAGTTGATGCAGTACCACCAGTAGAAACCCAAGCAGCATCATCCGTAACATATTGGTAAGCATCATAACAACAACCCTGAAATCTTAAATTTGCCATTAAAAATTAGACTTTATTATATAAATAACTAAAAGTTCATTTTATTAAAGTTTATTTTATCCGAATAGTTCAAAATATTGCCTCCAATCTGATTTAACTATGTTAAATTCATCTTTATTGTCTTCATAACAAAAATCAAAATACTTTTCTTCGCTACCAACGTATCCAAAATCAAAATATTTTTCTAATAATGTTTCAAAATAATTTATTAAAAAATTTAGGTTTGATTTTTTTGGAACAAAAAAACAACCTCCATGTATATACCTATATTGTGATAGTAAATGTAATTCTCTGTTTGTTATTTTAAAATTTGTATTGTGACTAAAAAACGTTATTTTATTTAAATAATGTTCTTCTAATTTTTCAATTTTTGGAAATACTTTACCTTGGTTACTATTGTCTCTCAATAATCCAGCATCACACCAAACATAAAAATCATAATCACTTTCTTCTATTGCATTTTTAATAAAATAAAACTTGTTAAATATTATAGTATTGTATTCTGCATACAACATTTCTGGAACTTGGAAGTGTATTTTTTTTTTAAACTCTTCCGATGACATTAAGTTTACTATTTTTTGATGGAATTTTTTATAAGAATTAAGATCTTCAAAATTTTGTATAATTATTTTAGTTCTAGATAAATCTTTATCTATTTTTTTTCTACTTTCTACTATCCTATCTAAAAACTTTTGTTCAGTATAAATAATAAAATCAGAATCGACATTCAAAATATTATCCATCCAAAATAAATAAGTATTATATGATTGATTATAATTATTCCATTTATCTCTTCCGATATCAAATAAAGCGGTTACAATCACTGACCTTTTTATCATACATTACCCGTATATTGTTTTATCCATTCTTTTGTTTTAGAATGTACCCAAACAGACCATGATTTTGGTGTTTCTGTCACTAAAAAATTTCTACATATATTTACAAAACCGTTCTTTATATAATTTTTTATTTCATCTTCCGTACAATCTTTTCTATGTATTTCACTTCCTGTTTGATTGTGAAAAGTTACCGCCCAAAAATCATAGTCAGGTTCTTTAAGTTCATCAACTTCTAAATTAATACAATAATTAAAGTTTCTTGTAAAACTTTCTAACCATTCATTTTCTGTATCATACTCAGGGTTTGGTGGGTAATATTTATTTAATGTGTGTTCTTGTACTGCTCTTTTTTCAAATAATAGTCCAGCATATTTTTCATAATCTCTTAGAGTTCTTACATTACCTAAACCATATTTTCCATCATGTCCTTTTTGTGTTTCACCATCCATACCAAATAGTTTTCTATTCAATAGATGTGCGTTTTCATTTAACTTCCACCATTCTTTATCATCATCCCACTGTTTAACTCTTCCGTTTCTTGTGTATTCGTGCCATAAAACAACTCTATGTGGATGAAATAAATCATATCCATGTGTAAATGCTCTAACAGCAATTGATATTTCTTCTCCATGAAAATAAAAATCAGGATTGTGTTGGACTTCCTTCGAAAATTTTCCTAATGTGAAACAAAAATGTGCAGAATAAAATCTTGCAGGTACAGGTGTATTTAAATCTTTCCAGTTTGGTATAATTTCAGGTAAAAAAAATACGGCACCTTCAGGTATAAATTTATCAAATACCATTCTCCAAGGAACTGTTACCCTACCATTTGGGTCATTTTTTGGGTCATATGATGGTACATAAGCTGTTAATAATGGTTTTGGTATACCTGAATCTTGTAATTGTTTTATCATATCAATCAAAGTTTCATCCCAATCTTTTTCAAATCTCATGTGGGAATCTATTTGTAATGTATACTCTTCTTCTTTATAAAGTTGTTGTACTTTATTACGTGCCCAACAAACTCCTTTTGATTCTTGGTGTGGTATATTTAAAATTCTAAACCTACTGTCATTTTCATATTCAGTAAGATCATCAAATTTATCGTCAGGGTGAAATTGTCTTGCTATTCCAAATGTTAAATTTTGTGGGTATTTGGCGTTTTCTATACAAGATTTGATTGTTGGTAAAAGTTCAGGATCTCTATATGATGCAATTTGAATAAAAATTTTCATAAAATAAATTTATAAAAATTTATAAATAAATGAAGTATTATAATTCTCTTACGTTTAATATTGGTGCTGTGGATTCTCCAAATTTAATACTACCACCACTAATTTCATTTGCCTTTAAATAATACGTATAAGTTCCTGCCGCAGGAGCATCAATATAAGTAAAGGCGAACGGGCTATTCTCACTACCGGCACTACCTTCTGTATGTACAATTGCGCCTATTTGTGTTGAGTCTCTCCATAATTGTAATTTAGACCAATATCCTGCACCTGTATTTTCAGCATCACCATAAGCGCAGACCATAACAGGATTACCATATGTAGTAATAGATACACTTAATATTGTTTGTGGTGTTCCAATTGCCGCTAATGTAACACTCGCACCTCCACCTGTTTGTGAATAATTTATATTACTTTTTACTCTTCCGGGTACGGTCATATTACCAGTATCACTCAAAGTGAAAATATTAGTACCATATGTACTACTAATTATTTCTACATCACCTACATTATTTAACCTGAATGATTTATTTGGATTTGTTGCACCTGATGCAGTATTTGTGACTCTGATGAAGTCGGTATATCCTGTACCTCCATTCGTATTACTACCTGATATATTTATAAATGCTAATGAGGTCCCTCCGCTTATAGTAACAGAACCTTTTGATCCTGATGTAATATATGTTCCGCCAGTAAATGTTGTTGCAGATATCGTATTTGCTCTAAGTGTTCCATTAATTACCGCAGTGCCTGTAGTTCCCGTTCCACCAACTTGTAAATTAGCGGTTGGTGCTTCGGTACCATCAGGATTTAGCATTAAACCTAATTTACCGTCTTGTGGTAATGGCCCTCCTTTAAGGTACATTATACTATTACCATTCTGTTCAAACCATAAATTACCAGTATTTCCTGTTGGTGAGATGTTTATTACCATTCCATTACTATTTGTACCAATACTTAGCACTCCTTTATTTTGGTAAAAATTAGAACCGTTTACTGGTGTGGTGGCGGTTCTTATATAATTGTCTCCATAATAACTTAAAGACATGTTTTTATTACTATTTAAATTAGTACCAACAGTAACCTGACTATCACCTGAAGTATTAGGATTATACAAAAGAGATGCTGTTGTTCCGGTATGTGAAAAATATTTTATAGATCCTTTAAAACTAGAATTATTTGACGATGTTATTATGCTACTTAATGATAAAGTGTCTGATTGTGCATTAACATTTCCTTTAAGTAATATTGATTCGTTTACAATATCATATGTAAAACCACTATTTGATCCGACATAAATATTTCCTTCATTCAAAGGATTTATATTTAGTGGTGAGCATGAATGTATATTTGTCACATATAAATCATCCACACAATCACCACTTGAGCCAATCGTTGTCGCTGATATTGTATTAGCACTTAAACCGTTTGTAAATGTTGTTGTCCCTGATACTGTTCCTCCTGTAAATGTTGATGCTTGCCACCTTGCATTTCCATTAGCATCCGATGTTAAAACATATCCATTGGTTGCCCCTGATGTCATTTGGAAATTTGTTGTTTTTGTTTTTCCACTAACATCAAGGTTTGCTGAAGGTGTCTCGGTTCCGATACCAACGTACCCTTGAGTTGCTCCAGTTCCCTGAATGTACATGTCGGATGTGCCTGTTGCAATTTTTCCTGCATAAAATCTAATATAATCTTCAGTTCCTGAACCAGGGGCAGATATTATGTTAATACCATTTGATTCAACACTTGAGTATACGTGTGCGTCTCCAACCTTACCATATCCCAGAGTTGTTGAGTCATTCCAAGCCCTGATACCAAATGAAGCACTTGAGGCTGATTTTGTTAAATATGCGGGAACATTAACCGCATATCTTGGTAAATTTGTAGTACCACTAACCACAGCAACACCACCTGAACTAGTTGGGTTATAAAAAAATTGACTACCACCACTAAACGCATGTAAAAAATATTGTGGTCCATTTATACCAATACCTAATCTAGTGTTTGTTAGATCTATTGTTATACCACTTGTGGACCCAAAATAAACATTTCCTTCGTTTAATGGATTAATTCTTAATGGTGAACATGAATGTATATTTGAAACATATAAATCATCCACACAATCACCACTTGAGCCAATTGTGGTTGCCGATATTGTATTTGCACTTAATCCATTTGTAAATGTTGTTACTCCCGGTACTGTTCCTCCTGTAAATGTTCCTCCACTAAATAGGTTTACAAGTTGCCCTAATTGCGCCTTATATGATGAACCTGCAGGATTTTGTGAAGGGTCACCAGTATATACAATATGTATAAGTGTAGTCGGTGTTATTGCCGATGATTGTGCTAATGTCCTGTCCGTTAATAATTGATATGTTGGCATACTTTATTTTATAAATATTATTTATTGAAAAATATACCCTACGCCATCCATAAAATTGAAATTAATTTCGTCTTGGAATACTTTTTGAATTCCACAATCTATTTCTGTTAGATATATACAACCGTTAGTGTCAATTATTTTTAAATACAAAAAACTCTCATTTGGGAAATAATTTTGAGTATTTATTACTACCGTTGCAGGTATTGATGTTAATCCTGAAATATAAAAACATCCAGTGTTTGTTGGATCGCATAGAAATATATCTAATGGCTCTAAAGTTCCGGTTTCTCCGGTGATATTAATTATCATATAAATAAATATCGGTTAAAACCAAACTATTGAATCTCCACCTTCGGTTAATAAAATTAGTCCATCTTCTGTTAACATAAAGAATGATTCAGTAGGACAAGAAATCAATTTGAATGTTTCACAACCATTAGAATCAATAACTTTAATTAATAGTGTTGTTGCCGTAGAATAAAATGTTGAGGCAGTATAGGTACCTCCTGTTGTTGCGAGCACTGAACAATTATTACCATATTCATCACAAATATAAAATGTTAATGGAGGTACTCCACCTGTGATCCCTGATATGGTAATAACTTGTGACATATTTTACGGTGATGGAATCAAGCAATAAATATCATATAAAATACTAACCCCTATTGAAATTACCAACCCACCTAATGGATCAAAATCACCAACACAATTAGATTTTATTTGTATCTTATTATTTAATATATCAACAGTGTAACTACCAACATCAGTTATACCTGAAAGAATTTCCTCTAATGTATTTTGCCAAATTATATCTTGTGGATAATCATTAAGTGTTGTTGCGGTATAAAAAGTTTCAGTAAAAGCTGATCCATTTATTTCTATTTCACAATTGAATGTTGCGGAACTTAAATAACAATTAGTTAAACCCGATGTTAAATCAACAAACCCTTCATTTAACATTTCAAAAAACCCTCTTTTATTACCACTCGTGGTTTCGAATTCATTCTTACATATATTAATAACCTCATATCCACTAATTAATGTTCCAGTACAAATAATTTGAAAGTTATGTATATTAAAACATCCATTACTATCGGTTACAATAACACTATAAGTTCCGGCGGTTAATCCTGTAACTGTTGATCCTGTTTGTGAACAACAAACATTATTTGACCATTGATATGTAAATATTGGTTCTCCTTCGTAAATAATCACTTGAGCAGATCCGTCATTACCGTCTGTGCAGTTTGTTTTGTTAACACTACTTAATAAGGATCCTGTAGTCGCAATTGTAAAACTTTCACTAGAAATACATCCTGTTGAGTCTGTTACTGTTAGTGTATATGGTCCAGGACTGAGAAAATTAAATGTGGCAGAACTAAAAGGTGATACCTCAGAAAACCCATTACTAAGATTATATGTTAATGGACTTGAGTATCCAGAACCTACAAAGATAGTAACCCCACCAGTCGCACTTCCACATGTTGCTCCTGTTGTTGTTGTGGATAATGTGAATTTTTGTTCAGAATCTATTGTTAAATTACTACTATAAAAACAGTTTGTACCTGATCCTGAAATAGATAAGACGTAATTATCGTTTGGTAAATTATTAAATGTATAAAACTGATCTTGACTAATATTACTATAAATTACACCACTTGTTTGTCCTGACAATGTATAGGTGTAAAATCCACCAAATCCTTGTATTTCAACATATAAGTTTGCATTATCTTGGTTACAGTTAGAGTTAGTGATTATAGTATTAACCACATTAAATCCGTTTTGTTGTGATAAAAACCCATTGAGATTTATTTCACAAAAATTAGCATCTCTTATGATAATAGGGTAAGACCCTGAACTTAAATTTGTAATTGTTACTGTATCACCTAAAGTGTACCCCACCTGTCCTGTGGATGCTGAAAAATATAAAGGTCTTGTTCCTCCAGTTATTGAATAGGTTATAGACCCATCTGAAGAAAAACAAGATGGTGTCACAGATGTTGTTAACCCAACACCTAAAGGTTGAGCAGCATTAATAATTTCTGATTTTGTGGTACTACACCCTAAACTATCGGTTACTGTACAAGAATAAACGCCAGCAGTCAAACCAGTAATTAATTGGCCAGTCTCACCATTAGACCAAAGATATGTAAATGGAGCTACTCCCGTTACTCCGGTTATTGCTAATTTACCTTTATCTATTACACAATTAGATGTATCTACTTTCCAAAACCCAAAATCAACTGATGTACTATTATTAATAACAACGTTTTCAGTATTAGCGGTTGTGGACCCATAATCATAAATGGTTGCGTAATAAATCCCACTATCTAAATTATAAAATGTGTATGGTAGATTATTTGTAGTTTGTAATTGGTTGAAATTTCCGTCTTTGTATAAAATTATATTATATGGTCCTGAATTTGATGTTGCTGAAACACTCAAAGTACCATTAGTTAATCCACAAGTAGTTCCGGATGTGTTGAATATATTTGCGTAAAAACAATTAGATACGGTGACGTTTATATATAGCTCATTATTTTGTAAACCTAAGCTGTCATTTATTCTAAAAACATAAGTACCTCCAGTAAGTCCTGTATATGTGAATGGTCCAAAACCAGTTTTAGTCGGTAATCCGCTACCTATAGGTGTTACCGGATCTATAGTATATGGTGGAGTTCCTCCAAATCCATTTATAATTACTGACCCAGTAGCTGCTGAACATATTCCCGTAAGTTCAAAATTATAACTTAGTGGTCCTTGGTTACAATTTATGGTGCATGTCGAGCCAGAGTCCAAAATAACACCTATCGCACTTCCCGAATATGTTGTATCAACACAAACATCCACTAAACCTGAAGATAGTCCTGTTTGGATCAATCCACAGCAATCGACATAATTATAATACCCACCTATTGTAAAACCACTAATACACGCCATTATCCACAGTTAATTTGTACATTTATACCTATATTGAGATATAATTTTTTATTTGTAAAGTCATCATAACAAGTACTGTTACTAACTATTAAAGTATTGCCTGAAAAATAGTAATTTAGTCCAAATTGGTATAAAACTGATAATTTATCATCTATAGCAGCCAATACCTGACTATTAGATGGTATATCGTTTGATCCGTATCCAACATAAAATGGTTCTTGTACTAAAATAGTATTATCAAGTCTACAATCAACATACCAAGTTGAAACTATACTACTTAAATCACACTGAGATAATGTAAATCCACTAGTATTAACTATTTTATTAATAGCCGATGGTAATGTTTTAATAAATTCGCCACTTAATTTACATCTTAGTGTTTGGTCAATACAATCATAACCAAATAATTGTCCGTTGAATTCGCAAGGCTTACAAGATACAGGTATGATTTGACAACCCCTTTGTCTTCTCCAAACAAACTTCTGCCTGTGAAAGATAGAGTTTTCATATTTTGCACCAGTTAACCAAAGTGTGGTTGCAGGTACAACCTGTTCTAATAAACGTTGCCAATGGTCACCTAAACCTAAAGTATAGTCTATCATTTTTTGATAAGTAAATTTATTAGAAGGTATCCCCACAGTTTCTTCGGATTGTAAATATTTCCAATAAATTGATTGTAAAGCTGGATAACCGCCGGTTTTTCCATCATTTATGTATTGTCTATTTCTTACATTAATTAAATTATTATAAAATGTTTGAGCAAACTCAAAAAAAGTTTTTTCTTTTGGTTTAGGGTTAACAAATGTCCAATCTATCGCTCCAGGATATGGGTACGGTGATGTAAGTCCTGAATTTGGTATAGGGTAATTATATTTTACGGACATGTCCCAAACATCATAAATAAGTCCTTGTCCAACGTTAACGTTTAACTCTATATTTTTTGAATTTATAACTAATTTATCGTTACTTACATTATAATTAACACCATTAAAGTTAGAATTATTTTTTCTTGTTCCTGTTGATGTTGCTGGCCAAGATTTTTGGTTATCAGAAACTTTAGTTATTGTATAACCTTGATTTGTGAGTGGGAACTTTCTAAACCTATTTAAATAGTCTTGACCAAAACTATTGGGCTTTAGTTTTGTTACTATGTTTGGTTCATTTTGATTCAATTGTGAATTTTCTAAATCTACTTCTTCCAAAGATCTGTGTTTTGGTGTTTTTTCAAACCATCCTGATCCTTTTTGAAAGAAATAATCTTGAGTTGGTTTTGGTGATTTAGGAAATCCTTCATCATCTATACCAAAATCATCTTTTGTTAATAGGTTTGTTTCAATGATTCCATCTGTGGTATAACCATTATAGGTTACTCCTTGAATTGAAAATGTGTTTGTTGGGTCTAAGACCGGTGTCTCAACATAAAAGGTCCCTCCTGTTAATTTAGCATAATCTTCTTTAAAGTCTTCTATATTTATTTTAGTATCAGCTAAATAAATTATTTCGTTAAATTCGGTTAACGCTTCAGGTGCACCGATAAACCTCATAATATATTCTAACGATTGTCTTGTTCCCTTCGTTTTAAACATATATGCCGCGTTCAATATCACATTCCTATAATATTGGTAGTTCAATTCTTGTGGAGTGCTGTCTTGTGATTGTCCGTCAAAAATTTTTGTAGTTGGTACTTTAAATAAAGAATTAAGTAAGTCCTCGTTATTGATTGGTGATATGTTTGTGTTTAAACCTAGTGTTTGAGCTAAATTTGTAAGTAAAGCAGAAGGAATATCATTTTTAACTTTATAATTTACAGAGTTTATAAACGCTAATGAATCAATAAATTTCTTAACCTCATCAAAACTTCTACCATAAATTTGTAAAAGTTTTTCCATTTTTTTATCTTGTGTATCAAATTCTTTGAAAGATCCTGTAATTAGAAATCTAGAAATTAAATTAGTTTTAAATTCGTCTAGGTTTTCACTTATGCGATTTAAACTTTCCAAATATTGATCAAACTTACTTGTTCTTATATCTAAATTCCATAGACCGTCTATCGCCCAAGTTAACCTTTGTGTTTTACTTACATAGTCACCATCACTATCATATTCAGGATATGTGAAAGTGGAAGTATATTTAGGCGCACTTTCGGTATTCAAAAGGAACCTTTCAACTTCATCAAAATCATTTTTTAATATTTCTTGTGTTTTTGTTTTATTTGGTTTAATAATAATTGTTTTTGTTGAAGATGTTAAACCAGAAAATGGGTTACCTTTAACAATAATATATAAAGTTCCTTGCCCTAATTTTGTTGTTGGTTCTAACTCTAAAATATTATACTCATTGTCAAAATTTTCCACATATATTGAATAATTTAGAAATCCATTTGTTAAGTCCCTATATTGTGAAACTTTCATGGGTCTAACTTCTAAATTTCTGCCAGCATTTATTGTATAATCTATTTCAAATGGGTTTCTTGCTAACGAACAATCTATTTCAAGTTCTGTTTCATCTTCTATTGAATTATATAAAATGTTAGTAGCAGTGAGACCTGTACTCAATGTTAGTGTCGTTGATACAACTTCCAATGCCGCAGGAAAATAATTTATTATTTTTGTTATAGATGCTGAGATTCTTTTTTGAAGTGATCCGTATAACGCAAAACTAGTGATCTGTGAAATATCAAAATTAGGGTATACTTGAAAATTTTTTTGAATTAATTTTTTTGTTTCAAGAATATTTGTTATTTCTAAATTTTCTAAATTAAATTTTTTAGAAAAAACTCCTTGGTCAAATTGTCTATTTACCTTTTCATAAATGGCATTTGTAAAATCAAAAGTACCTAATGTAAGTCCTCCACCTGTAGTTTGTTGTACTCCTACAATATTTGAGAAAGCTGTATCACTACCTACTGGTGGTGCTGGTGGGAATTGAAATTTCTTTTTAGCCATTAAGTAATAATATTTGTAAAGTTTTTACTAAAATCAATGTTATCTCCTCTATCTTGTCTAACCTCAAACAACAATTCATTAAAGTTATCCCTAATTTCAAATAAGTTATATTGTTTGTAAATATTACCTGAAGTGTCATAAAGAGTATATATTCCATCTTCAATAGATTTAGTTTGATTACCATAAAGAGCAATTGCCAATGTATCTATATCATACTCCGCCATCTGTATATCTATGGTAATTGGATTAAAAAATGTGTTAGTTACGATAATATTTTGGTTTGGTTGACCAATAAATGGTGTTGCTGTTGGTTTGTTAGAAGGTGATGAAGTAGGGGATAGTGTTAAAAACAACAAATCGGTTGGGTTATCTACGTATCTATACCTAATGGCCTTTTGTGAAGTATTAGATTGGTCACTAATAACTGGTTCACAATAAAAAGATGATGTTACAATTCTATAAAAGTTTGTTATTTTTGTTCCATCAGAGTTTAAGTATTCTATTCTAAAACCGACTAATCCTTGATTAACAAATTTGTTTCTATATTGTGATGGGACTTGGTTTATGTCAATTACTAAACCTTTAACATTTGGTAGTGCAGATAAAACTCCACAATCTAAAATGGTTGTTCTTATTTCTGCTGGTCTTATCATTAAGGTATATATACCCTTTCTATTAAATTCTGTGACGGGTAATTTTAAATTGTATAATCCTCCTAAAATTTCAACGTCAGCATTACCTCCCGTATTTGAATTATGAAAATAGGGTGTTAATATATTTGCTGAAGTTAATTTTTTTAAGGTAAAATTATCTGTTACGTCCCTTGATTCTGTGAAATGTAAATATATATCAACATCTTCAGGTGATACATCCGCAGGTCTAACAATACCATATGTTCCTAATGCCATTTTTTTATTTTATAAATAGTTTATCTACCTTTTTTAAACAGTGTTAATTTTATAATAGTTATATCCGTATCTTGTAAGATCACCTATATTATCAATTTCACCTAATCTTTGTAAAGGTTCAAATGCGGTATATTTACCTCTTTCTACAAAAATATTTGATTGTATTTCTGGATCTGAGACAAAATCCAATAATCTTTCATTTTTAGTAATTGCAGAAATAACAATATTATCTTGCGTGAAACCAGAACTTTCGGCGATATATAATGTTTTTCCATTGGTTAAATCATAATATTTTATTCCATTAATTGTATATTCAATGTAATCACTTGTTATATCGTCAACTTGCCCATATAGTTGTCCATTTTTAATAAATTGGTAACCTACAGTGTATTGTGTAGGCCCGTAACGTTTTAAATTAATTAATTTAGAATTTGTATATCCGCTAACCTGAAATGGTACTGTAGTGTATGTGCTTGATATTTGTGATATTAAATTATTCTGAGAGTCTCCAGTAAAAATAAAATCATACGATGTTGGTATTCCTGACCAACTACCCGATTGTGGTATAAATGTTACTGTCCCTTCTAAATTAGATATAGTGACACCTGTTGATGGTAAAAATATTTGTTTTTGAATTACGGTTGTCCCCCATGTGTTGATTCCTGAAAAAGAAATAGTATAAACTTCAGGCGTGTTAGGATATATATGTGAAATTGGTTGATTTGTTATTTGTGTAATCGGTGATAAATCTCCCCAATCAACAAAAAAGTTAGTAAATGTTAAATAAGATATTGTTAAATCGCCAGATGTGTTATAAACAAAAATATTATAAGGGTTTTGTGTGTCAGCAGAATAAAGAAAATTAGTTATTACATCTTTTTGTAGTAAATCACCATCAAACTCAGAGTAAATACCAATATCATTCAATGTTTGCGTAAACATTATTGGTATTGTAAGCCCTGTTAATAATGATTGACCATTTGTTCCTCCACTTAAAACTTGTGAAAAACCAGAATAAATACCAAAAATATCTAAACCACTATCACCACTAAAAGACTCTGTGAATATATCGCGATTTAAGTTTTCAGGTGAAACTACTATACTATATCTTATCTCATTCATTATGGGTTAACATATTCATACCATTTTATCGGATTACTCACATTACCAACCCTTAGTAATGATGGTGGTTGATTTGTTTGTGGTAATTCTTTATATATTTCATATTCATAATTATTGTAATCCAAGACCACTTTATAATAAAAATACTGACTTTTATCAAAATTGAACTTATCGTTTCCATTAAATATTGACTGTGGTTCGTTCATCATTCTTATAAATTGTCCTGTTTTACCATTAAAAAATTTTGCAGTCATGTAAAATTCATTAATATTAATATAATCTCTTTCTTTCAACCAATATATGAAAAAACCTTCTTTATCGGCACCAATATAATCTAACACAAATGATGGTTTATTAATTTGTACCTGTGTAGGTCCAATTGTTCCTGTTGTTTTAAGACCTTGTTGTGTTGGAATTATAATGCTGAGGTATAATCTTTGGTTTTCATTTGTTTTTGTATCATACAAATCTAATTTAAAAAAACTATTTTTAAATGAATTAGAAAAATAGTATACTTCATTATCTAAAAATCCGGTATTATTATATGTGTCGGACCAGTCTGTTGAGTTTGCATTTAAAATATTAATATTTGTATCGAAAAAAGAAAATACATAATTAAGATCTGTTTTATCTGGTTGTATTTGATATGGTGCGTTTGCAAATTTAGTTGTTTCAAAATCATCAATACCATTAATTATGTCTTTTAGAATTTCTTTTTCGTATTCAACAATACCATCTTCTCTTCCTTCATTATCAAATGTTATATTAATGGGAATATTTATCGACTTATCATTTGGTGAAAAGGAGTATCTAAAATAATTGTTATTCACAGTCGTCATTTGTTATTCTATTTATCAACAATGACTGAACGTTATTGTCTCTTTGTATCGGGTATTGTAAAAATAATATATTAGAAAAGGGATAATGGTTCCCATTTAAAAATGGATAATCAACACCTATCCCGTCATTATCAACAAAACCATAACTATAAAGGTCTCTCCAAAACCAAGAATCATTAAATTCACTATACCAAGCATAACCAGGTATATTATCTATTAGATCTTTAGTTCCATTTTCTATATAATCACTGAATGATCTGAGTTTTATTGGGTTATGTGGTGAATATAAATAACCTGAAGGTAAACTACTAGATGATGAATTAGAAAAATAAAGATCATTAAAAGAATATTTATGATACATTTTAGATAAAATATATTCTTCTTGTTCGATGTCATTATATTCACAAAAGTCTCCTTTTATTATATCACCTTCATTTAAAAATTCATTATAATTAAATGTTTGTCCATTTGCAATATAAGAACCTGATGGTATATTATCTTTATTCACTACTGAGTTTTTATCCCACCAATTATCAATACTATTTTTTAAAAAATTAAATTCCCAACCAATCTCAAGTCCTGTTAATTGACTATTTTGGTTTAAATACGGTCTATTGAACCATCCCATATACCCTCTTTGTATTAAACTAATAAAAACTTCAGTTACTGGTTTCCCATTATTATCCGTCAACCCATCAATAGAAAGATCTGAGTCGAATGTGAATGAATATGTCTGTGTGTCGTCTTTTATCGATGTCCTTTCTGTTTGATTAGGTGTTAGTTGGGTATATTCAACTTTCCTTTTAACAAAAAATGGATTTTTTTCGAACCCAGCCTTTGATATATTACAATCTTTAGGTGTTTTTAAAATCTTATGTAGTCTTATGTAATATCTTGATTTTGTTTCTGCTGAATTTATTATGTTTGAAATTCTTTTAAAAGTACCAAACGTACCTGTTTGTATATCTGAAGGATTGAACTTAAGATTGTAAATTGAAAAAACATTAAGTTCTGATTTGTACGCACCATCGCCTATTGAATAAACCGGAAAAACTGTTTTTCCGTTGATTGGAGTGGATAATTCTACGTACTGACCTACCTCTAAATTATGTTTTGTTGCACAATAAAAATAAACCAGATTTTTCCCATTAAATGTTCCACTTTCTATAACATATGGTATACCATCACCACATAAAAAGCCATTATTTGTTACACCAAACTGTTCATTGGTATAGGACATTGTCTGTGCGGTAGTACTAGAAAAAGGATATGTTAAATAAAAAGACCAATTATAAGTTGATGCACTTTTATTGACAAATGTAATATGATTAGGTATACCTTCATTTCGACTTACAGTAAATTCTCTAAACTGCGGGTAACCTTCCCAAGCAAAGTTAGGGTTCCCTATAGAAGCAATCGCATTAGAAATTGGGTTAGTGTAATAAAGTATGTTTTTATATGGATTATATGATGTTTTTCCTGTGACTGTATTATTTATAACATTTGTTATCTTACCCGCAATTCTAAATTTATCACTACTCTGTCTTTCATTGTCAAACACAACTTCTTGATCTACTAAAATAGTTCTATCGCCCTCAACATATTGTCTTATATCTGATAAAAGTGGAGGTTGTATCCAAACACTTTTGTTTGAATTAGACGCATATCTTAATGATCCTAATACTATTCTTATTTCGCTAGGGTTACTCATCTAAGTTCAAAATGTATTTAGTTATATAACGATTTATTGCACTTTTTCCTTTTCTTAAACCAAAATAAAAATGATATGGTGCACCAACAATAAAAGTGTCATTTTGAGATGGTGGCCATGTAGGTATTGGATTACCAGATCCATCTGTTTGGTAAATGAAACCTTGTTGTCCTGTTTGTGAATTATTAAAATATGGTGAAAATGGTGCCGCAGCAAAACTTAAGTCTTGGTATTTTTGTGAATAATATGGTGGAGAAGTGTACCAATCATTAATATCCTCACCAAAAATGGTGGTCACATTATTGTTTTTCCATTTATAAAATGGTACTTCTTGTGTATTAGGGTATCCATAATTATCAAAAAGTGGTGGTGTAATAGAAAAAGTAGTAATACCTGGACTAATAACTTTTCTATTTATGGTGTTAGATGAAAAATAAATACCCATAAGTGCACCACCTGAATTTCCTGGTCTGATGTAAATTCTAGTGTCGTCATAATTGTCATCAGAATATGCATCAACACCATATTCTGAATTTATACTAAACATTTGGACTACGTCACCATCCAAACGATTTTCACTTCTTGAAAACATCTTATCTATTGACGCGTCTCCTGAAGCTAATAACCCACCTAACCAACTTGTATTCATCAGTCTAGATATGATTGCCAATTGAAGAATATCTGCAGTGTCATTAAATGATGTTGACTTAACAGTATCAACAATATAACCTTGAAAAGATGGGTCTTCACATATTTCTTTTGTAAATTGATCTCTTGGTCCTAAGTCAGTAATAGTTGTTGGAAAAAATAAATTCCTATCATTTAAACCTTTAAACTTTGGTGCTACTGGTTGATATGTTGGATTAAAAAATGTTGCTTGTTCTGCTATTTGTCCAACAAAATTTGTTCCATCATATGGTGAAGATCTATAGAAAAATGAATTTGTTGTACCTTCAGTATAAAAAACAGGTCCTTGACCTTCTCTATAGATTGAGTCATGTGTTCCGCAAAACTTATATTTTTTTGGTTGTCCTTGTACATCGAAAATTGTTTGTTTTTTAAACGTAAACATATACATAGATCCATTTACCCAGTTATTTTGAAATACGTGTGAAAATACACCTCTACACGCAGCAAACATAAATCTAAATCTTGTCTTCCACTCCAATAAGTTTTTAAAATCACTAACAAAGGTTATTATCGGAGTTTTAACTAATCTATAACAACCTCCACTTATTCTTTCGGGAGTTGTGTTTTCTGGACATGGGTCAAGAACTTGAATTGTTGTGTTTCCATTAACATCTGTTGTATTTTCATAACACTTAAGTGGTACCATTCCTTCACAACTAAACGAACCTAAAACACTATCAACATTACTTGGTGTATCACCTGATAAATCTTCCGCATTGTTTGTGGTGTCTGTTGCTTGTGTACCTGTATTAAATGTTTCAAATGACTCTCCACCATCAACTTTATATATTGCAAAATTATCGTTTTGGTGTAATAAAAATGAGTTGTTATTAGAAATTTGTGTCGAGTCAGATGTAGGTAATCTATCTGATCTTAAAATAAGTTTAGCATTATTAGATGTGTTATCGTATGATATTGTAACATTTAATGTTGGGTCTGTTTTGTGATACGCGGGAGAATAAACCCTAGCATTTGTACTTATTGTGTCTTGAAAGTTGCATGTACTTGGGTTAGATGCGGCAATTATACTTCCACCCTCAACTACTCCTTGATATTGTATTGTAGAAGTCGATAACGCACCTCTTTGAATTATATTAGGTGAAGAAATATCACTCCATCCGCCATTTGTAAAATACCCTAAATTTGTAGCAGCATTATCTGGTTTAAAATTTGGGTGTGCTATGTCTAACGAAGAATAGTATGAAATATTATTTGTTGTAACGGATGTATAATCTACATTTGTTACTTTAAAGTCAAAAGGCTTATGATATAAAGATGATATTGGATATGATACTTGGTGTGATTCAGGTGTGTTTTGGTTCTTCCACCAATTAGATGAAATAGAACCTGTATTTTTTTGTATCGGTACGTTCATATAAAATTCACCACTTATAGAAACTGAGTTGTTAAAAAATGAGTGTCCAAAAATTCTAGATAAGTCATATTTTATATTTTGTTTTTTAGTCCAAACGTCAACACCTCTTACTAAAAATAATACTTCAAGATTTTGATAATCGTTAAGTATTGTTAATGGATTTATGTTTTGAAATTCCATATTACTTCCATCAGGTTTATAACAAATTTCTTGTCTAGAGTCTAAAATAAATCTATTCAATATACTAGAGTATCCGCCTGTTACTAAAGATGTAATATTACTTACACTCATACCGGTAAGTACTTGAAAGTACTCAATACCTGTTTTGAATTTATATTCTGATTCTGTTGTGTTACCAGTAATATAAACTTGCGATGTTAGTTCAATACCTGAATTAGTTATGTACTTTACGGGAACCGCAAACTCACCAACACTAGTTTGACCAGTAATAGAATTACTACCAAACTGGTTTTGTATTGGTGATCCACTTATATTAACGTCTATAACGTTATTTGGGTTATTAAAAGATATTACTGAACCACTGTTTAAATTTTGGCTAGTACCTTGTTCAACTAATAAAATCATTATATTATCAGTGAAAGGTGTGGAAGGAACTGATGTTTGATTAATTACGGTCGTTTGAATAATATTAGGAGATATAGTATCGAAATATCTTTGTCTTAAATTCATTAAATTTAATGATTGAGAAAAGGTTATATTTTTTTGTAGTGTAAAACCGTCAGTAGGTGAGTATTTAATCTGTAAGGGTACTCCTACATATACTGAGTTAACGTCTTGATAACCAGCAATTGCGTATCTAACACCTATTTGATCAGCGGAATATTTAGCACTCTTATTGGGGATAGTGTAATCTTCTTCATCTATGTTTGGTGGTTGGTAGTTAGCCCAAAAAGATGTGGAATTAACATCAGCTAAAACCGATCCATTACCTCTACTATATACAGTATATGGGCCTATTTCTGTTTCGGTGTTACCTCCACCACCAAATAAATTTGTATTAATTTCTTCCACTTCAAAGTCAGGACTATCACAAGGACACGCTTCACAATCAGGAAAAGAAATCATCGGTAGGTTAATTCCTTTAAATTTTAATTTTTTTATTTGATCCCATTTTCTAACTATTAAAGTGGTGTAGGTTATTGCTGCTGCCAAAAAAACAGCTCCAGCAATAATATTTAATGCCATACTACCAAATGCAGGCCAACCGGCAATACCTTGTGCAATAAAATAACCAGCATAGTAATATAGTATACCACCAATAAAAAATACAAATAACCATTTCAATAATGGAAATAAAAAGGCCAAAATGTGTATTATTGGTAATAAGGCCGCGATAATTAAACTAAAAATAGAAACCGATAAATTCATCAAAAAAGTTAAAAAATCAAAATTCCTAACTCCATCATTTACTGGGAACCTATTATTTGTGGTGGTACAAGTTCTGTCTGTTATTTCTTTTATACCTAAATGTCTAACTCTATTTTTTCCCCATTTCCATCTATCAATAAAATTAGAAACAGTATAAACTTTATTATAATTGAACTCATAAAAGAAATCATCGCAGTCAATACCCGCCTGTGGATCGGCATAATCATTCCAATCTAAGCTAAAAGCATATGATTTTAATTGTTGTGTTTGGTTTATAGATGCAAATTGACCATTTGATGTCCAACCGTACTCTCTAATATTAGGAACCAAATAATCTGCCCTTAGAATGTCATTTTTTAAACCATCTTCATTTTGATATTTTATTCTAAATCTATATTTTGCCTTTGTTGGTATACCGATGCTTGGATCGTTTGATATGACTTGATTACCAAATTCGTCAGTTATTACAAAATCTAAATTCATTGGTAACTCAACTAACCATGTTCCGTCGTCATTTATAACATCCCCTCCTTCAGGTAAACTAAATTGTTCCAATATTGGTTGTCCGTCTGCATCATAATTGATTGTGTGTCTAATTGCTAATATTTTACCAGAACCTGTTGTTAAATCACATAGATTTCCTGTATTTTTTTTTGGTTTACAATTTGACTTTAAAAAATCTTCCTCAGTTGATGAAATAACGGACCCCATGAAAATAGATTGTGGTTTTATTTCAATACCCAAATCTCTTAAATCAAAATCAACCCTTGTAATACCTATGTCACAAACTTCTTGTTCTCCCCAAAAAGATGAAACGTTCACATCTTTTTTTTGATTAACTATTTGAGGTAAAGAATCTATGTCTGTTGATGATTTGAATCTATTCCCATTAAACTGTCCTGGTGCTCCGACACCTAATCTAATTAAATCTGATGGTGAAAGAGAGAAACAACCTATGTTAGATAAATCCAAATCCATCATAATTGTTTGTATACCAAGAGGTACCCCAATGATCATAAAATCACCACTTTCATTTGTTTTTACGGTATATTTATAATATTTTTCATACACTTCCAAAACTTCATTCCTTGTCAGTACGTCTTCTCTATCTGGAAATGTTCCTGTGGGTGTGTGTCCTTGATACTCTTGTTTATAGGGTAGTAAATTATATCTATATCCGTCTTCGTTTTTTTGTTCAATTGATTTATATGGATAAAGTGTTGATATTACTGGATCATTTTCATCTTGGGTTGATAGTGGCACAAATACGGACACATTTGCGTTTGGTATTCCGTATCCACCATTAGTTATAACCCTACCAACAACAACACCATAATCGGCACAAAACCTAGTATATACGTCATCTTGTCTAAGTTTAAGTGATAGGATTTCTAAAAAATCAAAATCTTGATTTATATTTATCCTAATATTTTTATTTTCACCAGGCGTTGTTCTTATCCTATAGGTCTTGGTCATTATTTGTTTTAAAATAAATAGTTATTTTAGTCTTTTTACAAAACTAATTATGAATTAACCTAAAATAAATAATATTAGCTGAAGTCAACGGTTCTTAATTGTTTAACTCTAATATTGATGTCTCTAGAGTCAAATCTTATTTGGTATATCTGATTTGGTTCGGCAAAAACAGTATCATCTATTAATTGTATTTCTTTTGTTTCTTTATTTGAAAACCTTTGTGATGTTTCTGAAGAAGAGTACAAACCTCCAACCTTATTATATACTTTTAAATCTGTCAAACTAACAACACCCGCAGTGTTTTGTATTAATTTTCTTACATCTGAAATATTAACATTTTGACCAAGATCTCTGTTTGATGGTAACATATATGTCGATATTTGTTCTATAACGTCAGTAATAATTTCACTTTGTGATGTGTTAATATCTATTACTATAGATACTTCAAATTCTAAGTCAATGACTTTTGCCACGTCTATTGATATATAATCATTTACCATTCTATATTTAGATAGATATGTGGCTAAATTTGTTTTTAAACTATTTGGTACTTGTTGTGTTAGATTTCCGTCACTATCGAATGCTAATATCTGAATTGTAATTTTATTATCATTTTCAACAATAGCAACTTTAGCAGGAGCTCCAAATTTACCAGGCATAGTATCAATTAATGATTTATAATCATTTACGGTTACTGCCCTTTTTTGAGCAGCGAAATTAAATGAAACCATATTTCTTACCTCCTCAGTTGTTGGTGGGTTAGCCCCTCCAACTGCACCTGTTACATTATTTATTGATAACGATTTAATTACATTTGCGTTTATATTATCTGATGGCCCATTAACATTAAAATCAACAACACCTACTTGATTAATAACACCGACACCAACATTTGATGAGGTACCGCCACCAACCCTATATTGTACAAAAAGAGTTGTATTTGGTGTTACTGTAAGCCCTAAACCTATATTATTTTGATAATTTTGTATATTTAAATTGGTACCTAATCTAGAAAATTGTTGTAATTGTTGATTTGGTGTTGTTGTACCTCCACCAAATTGTAATTTCATATATCCTTCAGGTGTATATTCGGTAATAAATCTATTATCTGTTTTAATGTATTTACCCACTTTTATACCAGCTTTATCAACAGGTTTTGTTGGGTCTTCTATAAAAACGGTGTCTTCTGCTAATGCGTCGACTTCGTACCATTTATTTGTCGATGTTACAAATTCTGTTGACTTTGGTGTTGATTGGTATTGTGTTCCGTCTTTTTGTATTATCGATGTAATACCTAAAACATTTTTTTCAGGTAGAAAAAAATTAAAAAAAGGTGTAACGTCTTGTGGATTAATTACTCTTTTAAAAACCTTAGTAGTACCATTAACGACAACCTCTCTTTTTGTTATTGTGTAATTAACTATATTGTTATTAGTATCAAATGTAGGTATTTTAGTTCTATTAACAATCCCTTCATTATTATATTGTGTTGAGAAGTCTACATCATAAATTGTTTCAAAAATGGCCCCTCCACCATTAAATTGAGCACCAGCTCTAAGTATACCTAAATATCTTGTATCTTCATTGTCACCAAATGCAGGTACTGTTATTGATATATCGACTAAAGCAACTGACGGTCTAAAACCAGGTATTTTTAATCCATAAGTTCTTGCGATATTATAAATTGATGATCTTTGTTGTGCATACTGTAGCACTGTTTCTTGTATACTCCTATCAATATGAAAATGTAAATTATCACCTATAGCGGCATTTAAGTCCATTAAAACGGAGAAAATAGACGCGTCATTGAAATTTTGTATTACATCAGGATAATACTGCTGAGTGTAATTTATTAAGTCTTGTCTAAGACTTTCAAAATCCCTACTAGTATAATTTATTCTATTATTTGCCATATTATATATTAATTATTATAAACTCTCTTGACCCAAAAGAACTATTATTGTTTGTGTAATCAATCCTCAACTTAGCGGTATATTCCTGTGTGTTTCTTCCGGGCACTTTATATATATCTGATGTACCTAATAATTCAGTATTCAAATCTCCAGGAGCCTCATCTGATTGTAAGTAGGGGGTTACTGATATATTATCAACAATTAAATTTGGGATATACTTTTCAACTTGTTCTTGTATATCTGATTTAATTCCTTCAAAAGTTTCTCCATCCATAGGGTCGAATATAAATTCATAAATTCTTGTTCCAAAATCAGGTAAAAAATATCTACTTCCCTTTCTTGTTAGTATTAAATGAAGTAGGTCAGATCTTATTTCTTGATCGGTTGTTTCTGATAATGAAAAATAAAACCCTAAAGGGCTATCCCTAAATGGAAAATTAACACCGTAAAAAGAACCATTAGCCATATTAAATAAATATAGATATATGATATTTTATATAAATAAAAAAAATCACTGATTACTCAGTGATTTTTCTTGTAGGTTTGTATTACCTCTTTCGTGTCTTGGTTCATATGGACAATTTAAACAACCACTGCCGCAACATTTACCTCTTTTTTTGTGGTAATCCTCTGTCATAACTATTTTACCATCATTCCAATAAAAGTCGGTTGGTTGTAATTTTGGTCCGAACTCTCTAACATATTGTTGTTGTACCCAATCTTTTGATGCTCCTACATTCATTTTAATTATTCTTTCTAAGATTATAAAACGCTAACAAAACTTGGTATGTTAGCGTTGTATTATTTCCCCATGTTACTTTCATCATTATACAATTTCACATGCACCTCCAGCACAAGCAACTTCTCCTCTTAAATCAGTATTGTCTTGTAATTCAATGACCTTTGTTAGGTCAATATTAGTTAATGTTTTTACTAAGTTTTCATACTCATCTTTTGTACAATCAGAAAAAGGAGCTTGGGTATAGGTTCCACCATTGTATGGTAATACTGAAAGTCCGTTATAGAAGTCTCTATTATTCCACATCCATTCACCAACTAATTCCCACTCATCTTCTTTAATTGAAACAGTTGCTGAAACGTTATGTGTATTTTGTCCATTTCTATGTCCTGGTTTAATCCATTCTTGTGAAACTTTTTTAACTCTTTCTAACATCTGAAATACTGATTCGTGTCTCACAATAGACCCTTCAGGTGCTCTTTGTGGTATTGTAATAACCGCAGTGTCGTGTGGTCTAAAGTATTCATCTTCAATTAATTCAGGGTGATTGATTGCAAGGTATGAATAAATTGATTCATTTTTTCCTACACGAATTCTTCTTAGGTAGTAATCATTATGCCATGCATGAATTCCTGATGATGTTCCCAATACCAATGATGAGGTCCCTGATGGTTTAACTGTAGTTGTTCTTGCTGATTTATTAATGTTAATAAGTCCTGCAACTCTTTCGTTTTCTTCTTTAACCATTTTGGCCGCTCTCTTCATGTCATAACCTAACACAACACCTGAACCAATACCTGTCATACCAACACCGATAAGTGCGTCTTTTTCGGTTGTTCTTTTCCAAATATCTCTCAAGTAATGGAAGTCAGTATATCCTGCCTGTAAAGTACCAATGAATGATGCTGCTTTAACTCTTTTATCAAAATCTTCTTGTGATTCAATATCTGAAGCATTTACCTCACATAGGTTACAGAATTGGAATGGTCGTAGTGCAATTTCGCAACAAGGGTTTGTTCCCCAATCTTTATCGTTAGATAGATAAATTCCTGGTTCTCCTGCTCCTGATAATTCAATACGTTTCCACAAATCCATAAAGAATTCTTTTGTGATTTTGTGACGAAGAAGTACCGCTGAGTTATTTGCTCTACCTCTTTGTGCATTTTGTTCCCACCAATTTCCTGACTTACAAGAAATCATTTCTTCATCGTCAGCTGAAAACAATGAAATAAGTGCCGCTCGTCTGATACCACCTGCAAGAACTGCGTCTGCAATATGACAAACAATGTCGTGTGTTTCAATAGGTGTTAATCTTTCACCATCTTTTTTGTTATCCAAAACTTTAGTAATGTGGTGGATACAATCTTTTAATGGTTGAGGTCCCGGAGCCTTACCTCCTGATGTTACAAGCATCGCACCTTTTTGTCTGATGTCTGAAAAATCAAACACAGGTGTTGATGACTTATAACCTAAATATGATTCCATCAATACTTTAATGGCATCTGCCCATCCTTCAATAGAGTCACCAATTAGATAACGTCTTGTTCTTTCAGGGTTTGGTTTTTTTATTTCTGGTAGTTTTTCAACATGGTGTTTTTGAACTGAGTAACCAACTCCTGTTCCACCTAAAAGTAAAAACATTGTTTCAGAAAATGCGTCTACATGATCGATTGGCATATATGCACAATTGTAAACTCTATTTGGTGAGATTTCAATTGGTTTTCCACCAAATTGTAATGACCTCATAGATGGTAAAACTTTCTTGTCATACACCATTTTATATACCTCTTCTATCTCGTCTTTGATGTGAGGGTATTTTCTTTGGTGCATTTCTTTGTTACGTGTTACCAATTCTTCCCAAGTCTCTCTTCTGTTTAATTCAGGTTGAAACTTAGCGTATTTCATAAAGACAGTAATGTCACTTAATATTTTTTGCGAAATATCCATTTTATTCAAATTTAATAATTTATTTTAAGATTCTTGTTGTTCTTTTTGTTTTTTTCTTTCTAACAGTTCTTTTATTCTGTTCCGATTCTTTTCTTCTTTTTGTTCTTCGTGACCTAAGAATGTCACACTTTGTTCTGTATCTATTTCTAACATACCGTTATCGAACTTACAATTTTCAAATATAATTCCATCTTTACCGATCCTTGATTTTGTGATTGCGATTGTTGCCAAGTTCATTTCTTTTTGTTGTAATGATTTTGCGACCGTAATAATAACGTGTCCAACTTGTGCCTTTTTAATAGAACCACCCATTTGATCTGTTGTTACAACCTCTGATGATATTGAATTTCTGTTACCTTGTGTTGCCGTCCATCCCGCTATATCCAACTCGTGACACATTGCTTCAAATCCTCGCATTACCGATCCTTCACTCTTCCATTCATCACCTAATGCTTTGTCAGGAACCACACAGTCAATATAGTCTAAAATAACCATATCAATTTTTATCCCTTCAGCAACCATCTTTCTTATTTGATTTTTAATCTGATTCATAGTCACAGTATCAGAAGGTAATTTTTTCAATATCAATTTGTTTTTTCTAGATGATTGAAGTTCTTTTACTTTTTCTGTTACTTCTTTTCTATTTTCAGAAAGATCGTCAGGGTGTATTCCTGTCCAAAGTGTAAAGTGTTTTCTTTGGATAATTTTTGGGTTGTCTTCAAAAAATATCTGAAGAACATTATACCCTAAGTTAAATGCGTGGTTAGCAATCTTTGTTGTGAACGTGGATTTACCAACACCGGTTGGTGCTAAGATAACACCGATTTCACCTTTAGCAAGACCACCTTTCAATAAGTTGTCAATACCAGGTACTCCAATTGGAATTGGATGTCTGTAATCATCATCCAATACCTCATCAAGGTTAAAAAACACATCTGTTGTCCCCTTATCTACTTCACCAACTTGAAGTGCTCCCCTTACCATTTCTTCTAACTTATCATAACTTTCAAAATCACCTTTATCGATGATTGATTGAGCCTTGGTCATTACTTTTTGGAGTTCTTGTTGTTTACAGAATTTAAGAGACTTTTCTTGAACAAATATTGAACCCTCGTCTGAAACGTTCTTAACCTGATCTAATGTGTCTAAAACGCTCTTTTGAGCCATCGGTGAACTGATTTCTGATTTAGTCAATTGTTCAAGGGTATCAAATGTCGGTGTATGCTCATAATTTGAATAATATTCTTTGATCATTTGACAAATAATCTTAAAATATTGGTTATCAAAATAATGAGGATCAATAACTTCAATGATGGAATTAGAAAAATCTTTGTAAGTAATTATGTTGTTTAGTAATTGAATTTGAAAAGTATTTCCTAAGTATCCGAAGTTTTTTTTGTCTGACATATTGTATAGATTTTTGTTCCTTGTTTTAATAAATATAGTTAAGCAAACGAATAATTAAGATAGTTGTAAGATAAATTTTTGTCTGATAAAATGTCAGTCAATTCTCTTAAAATGTTTTTTATGTCTGGTCGTATATCCAGCGTATATCTTACCTTTGGTGGGTATAATTTCGCGTCAATTACTCTATGACAAATTGTCTTATTTCCGACCTTTAAAATAATGTTAAATACTTCGGGTCCGTCTGTGTTTGATGTTTCTAAAACGCTTGGGTCTTCTTCAATTTGGTATCTGTTGTCTAACATATAAACCATACACTTGTTTCTCAATTTTGTTTGAAGTGACTCAGATAGATACTTAATGTAGTCGTATAATTCAACTGATTTTTCAGTCTTTTCTTCATATCCCTTTACATTAAAGAATCTTTGAACCACAAAATTGTTGTTAAGTGTAATTAGAAACTCAACCTTTGTTACATCATTCTGCTCTTTCATAATTTTACTTTTTTGTTTTAAACTTTGTTTTTTCTTTTCTTGTTAACTTTAAAAATGGTTTTAAAAAATATACCCACTGTTCATCCCCTTTTGGTAGGTATTTAAACAATCCGTCGTCCATCATCATCCGAATTAAGTTCTTATACCCTCTTCCGTCAGGATCCAATGACTCAGAGTAATATAATTCAACTAATTCTTTTCCTTCTTCACTAATAAGCGGTTCCGATAAATCCACAATCTTTTTATTGATTTCAAAAAACTCGTCACCAAAAATACCTTCTTTTGTTTTACCTGTTAATAGGTTTTTTAAGACGGTATTATCTTTTTGTTCTTTTAGTAATTTTTCACCTTTTTGTAAAATATCCGAAAAACTAACCTCTTTATCAAGTATCTCAGGAAATAGTTTAATTAATGTTTTTTCACCTAAGTAATAGATACCATCTATATTATCCGATTTATCACCCGATACTATCTTATATGTTTTAACATTAAAGTGGGGAATCTCTATTTCATGTAGTTTGATTTTATCTCCATTCTTATAATACTTTTTAGTGTTAGGCGAATAAAGAGTTACATCTTCCGAGATAAGTTGTGTAAGGTCTCTATCACCACTAAAAATGGTTTTAAATTCGTCTTTGGATATTTTACAATAATAGGCGATGAGGTCGTCCGCTTCAGAATTTTCAAATTCAATTTGTCTAACAAACATTTCCTCCAAGTATTGTTTTACTCTTTGTTTTTGTTTTCTAAATGATTCTTCTTTGAAGTCATCTGTCACACCTTTTCGGTTAAGTTTGTATTTTGGGTAAATTTTTCTTCTTTCCGATGTGCTGGTTTCTCCATCCCAAAAAACTATGACCTTATTGTAGTTATGTTCATCAATAAATCTACGTAAAGTGTTAAGGAAATGCCAAATACCCCCTACATGCTCCAACCCATTGAAATATCCTTTAACACCGTGAAAACCAATCTTCAATAGGTTATTTCCATCAACCAATAAAGTTTTATTCATTTACCACACTAATTAATGGTTCAACAATTTTGTTTCCTTTTTTCATATTTTCAACAGCCCACAGAGGTTGTAAGTTAGTATAATAGCATAATTTGTAAAGTTCTTCTTCTGTTTTTGCCGAAGACAATGGGATTATATGATCTATGTGCCACTCACTTCTATTATCCCAAGTCATTCCTCGACTAAATTGTTTTTCTAAGTGTTCTTTTAATTCTTGAGGTGTACATCCAATAATTTCAAAAGTTTTATTTTTTTTAGTGATGTTACTTTTCTTTAAATAATTACATAATCTTGACCTCATACCACATAATAATGAATAGACTGTGTTGTTTTTTTTCTTGTTAGATTCATAAATATTTCTAATATTTTTAGTATTTTTTCGATACGTTTTATTTTTATCAAGTATTTCTTTTTTATTAATATTATAATATATTTTTTTTCGATCATTAATTTTATCTAAATTTTCTTGTCTATATTTTTTTTGATAGTCTAAGACGGTCTGTTTTGTTTCTTGATAATGTTTTTTAATTTTTTCTTTATTACTATTTCTCCACTTTTTTTTTCTCTCTGAGACATTGTCACCCACATATGTTTTTTCAATACTATTCCGGCATTTTTTACAAAAGTATCTATACCCATCTTTTGAAGATTTCAACTTACCAAATTCGCAAATGTTTTTTTCAACATTACATTTAGTACAAACTTTTGTCTCCATTTTTAATATACTCTTTTAAAAGTTTATTAACAAGAGAAGATAGGTTTATAGATTTATCTTTAAAGTAATGTGGTAATTCGGGATCAATAGATACCGCTAATTTTACTTTCTTTTTTTCTTCTTCAACTTTTTTTCTCCCCATATTAATAAATATCACCAAATAACTAAAAAGTATAATTATTTATATTTTATTATTCTTCTTCATTGTATTCTGTAGACTCATCTAAAGAGTAATTAGTATCCCCCATTTTTGTAATCCAATAGTCTGAGTATTCTTTTTTGTATTTATCCAATGAATCTTTCGTGTCAGAAATGTATCCATGAGGAACCGCAATAATTTTACTATCCTTATAACCAATACCATTAACGTGATTTTTTAAAATTGATATCTTAGTCCTAATAGCAAAAGATACTTTTCTACCGTTTTTAGTTGCGTCTATGTGACTAATTCCCGCCTTTTTCTGATTACCAAAAAGAAACACTAAACTACTTGCTAACCAAACCGCAGTTCCACCTTTAGCCTGAATTTCGGGTTGCCCGAAGGGGTTGTCGGGTAATAGTACCCAAGGCTGATTTAAAATCACTAAAGTATTGTAATAAGGGTAGTCTTCTTTTTTAGATTTTGAAATTCTTGAGTGTATACCCATTCCTATTTTATCCGCTAAAACTTTAGCGTTGTGCATCCCTCCTCCTTTACCATCAAAAGTCATTTGACAAGGGATACTACCAATACTGTCCCAAAGAAATAACAAACTATATGGTATGTCTCCCTTTTCTTGAGCATCTAGTATGTCATTAATAAAGTCAGTTGCTTGTTCAATCACATCAAAAGAATCATTAAAAATAAACATACCGTCATATTCACCGTCTTCATTTTTCTCAACTTCTAATCCTAATTCTATTGCATGCTCCCAACTCCATTTTTTTTCAGTAATTATCAATACAGGTAAATGGCCTTTACGTTGCGCATCAGCGGCGGCTAAAATCATAGCAGTTGTTTTTGAAGTATTTGAATGACCTAAAAACATATTTATTCCGCCCATTACCGGTCCCGGTAAACCACAAGCATCCATAAAAGCATCACCACAACTGTAAAAAGATTCCGGTTTATACTTTGTTTTAGTTGAAAATTTATCTTTAATGCTGTCTAATGATATAACTTTTTTTTTAATTGCCATCCTCTTCTTTTTGTTCGTTTAAAATTTTTAACATGTCTTCAGTTACTTCAAACTTTTCATCTCTTTTGACATTGTATTTGTAAACAGTTTCCAACATTTCAAGCTTATCTTTTGCGTTTGTCATTTTCTCAACAAACCTATCCATTTCCTCTAAGTGTTGTGGGTGTTCTCCAATACCTACAGAATTATTAAAGTAAACTAAAAGTGTTGCTTCGGCTTCAGCCATTTCTGACCTATATTTCAAGGTCAGGGCTTCATACATTTTTTGTGCTATCTTATTCATAATATTTTAAATTAGAAAGGTAATTCTTCTGATGGTTCATCATTTGCTTGTGGGTCAACAATAGGTGTTTCTTCTTTTTGTGTGCCACCTAATGAGATTTCAGCCTCTTCACCATAAACATATTTTTTAAGTTCTGAGTTCCACATAGGTGTTTCACCTACGGCAACAGCTTCTAAATACTCAACAGGTTTTTTAGAGTATGCGTCATTCCAAGTTAACTCATCTTGTAACCAACCTTCCATGATTTCTTTATCTGTGTGTAATGGAGCCGGATCATCATACATAATTGTTTGAACAACAGTGTATTCTTTTCCTTGTGGTGTTTTTGCTTTGATTAGTTCAATAATAAGGTCTCTACCTTTTTCTGAATCTGTTACGTCACCTTTTGCTTTCCAAATAGGAAGGATTTTATCTAAAACACCTTCTTGTTTGTAGTTGTGTTTAAATCTCCAAAATTTAACACCGTCTTGTTCATTATCTCTATCAATAACTTTTACGATGTAAAATAAACGTGAACGGTATTGTGAAGCCAATTCTTTATCTTCTTTTTTACCTGTTGAAATAAGTTCATTATAAACTTCTGTTAAAGGAGATCTTTCGTTGTCATTTTTTTCAGGGTCATACAACTTAACCCACTGCCCATTAACTTGAATTTCGTGATACCAAACCTCAACAAATGGTGATGAACCGTCTTTTGTAGGTAACACTCTAATTCTTTTTTGTGCTGATTTTTCATTTTTTTGAAGAATTGCAGAAAAATACTTTTTCATTCTGTCTTCTTGTGAGATGTTTTGTCTCGGTGACCCACTTGGTTGTGAGTTCTTTTCGTACTGTGCAAGTACTGCGTCAATTGAATTTGCCATAGATTTTGTTTTTAATTTTTAACTCTTTTATCTATAACAATTATAAGTGAATTTGGTAGAATGTCAAATAAAAAAGGGACCTTGTGGTCCCTTATATTTTTTACATTTGTTCTTCTTCGTCGTCGTAAATATTAAATGTTTTCTTTACTTCATTTGGAGAAAAGTTTTCCACTTCATCTGCGGTTAAAACATATTCATTTTTTCCTGATTTATCCATTTCTACTTTTTTATCGTCAAAAAAATCAGTTAATTTTTGATTATATGGATATGAATCTAAAGATCTTAACATAAGTTTCTCTTCTGGTGTTTTTTCTCTATATCTATCTAACTTTGTTTCTAAATTTTCAATCTTGTTTATTATTTGATCCATGTTTTGTAATTTAGATTGTAAGTCATCAAGTTTTGCAATCATATCATCCATGAAAGAATCTTGTTTATCTTTAATTTCTTGTTGTGCTGTAACTAAATCTGTAATGTCAATTTCTTCTGTATCCTCTTCACCTTCTTCACCTTCTTTTTCTGCACCAACTTCCTCAACATCTGGATCATTTGCAATATCAATCGGTTCAGGAACTTCTGTTCCACCAGCGGCCCCTGCGTCAGCTCCTGCTGCTGGATCAGCGGGTGGTTCTGCACCTGCTGCTGGATCAGCGGGTGGTTCTGCACCTGCTGCTGGATTTGCTGGTGGTTCTGCACCTGCTGCTGGATCTGCTGGTGGTTCTGCACCTGCTGCTGGATCAGCGGGTGGTTCTGCACCTGCGGCTAAAGGGTCTTGTTCATTAAGAATGTAACTGTTAATTTGTTTAATTCTTTTTATTTCTTCTAATATTTTTTTTTCTGTGTTCATATTACATTTTTTTAACCATTCAATAATGTCTTAACACCGGTAGGTGTTTCAACTCTTAATGTTCTATTAGTTTTCATGGTGTTGTCTACTCTCTCAATAAGACCGTCCTTCATTCTAATCGTATAACAATCACCAGTATCCAAGTCACAAACTTGTTTATGGTTATCATCTATTTGTTTTTCAGATATTCTAGTATCTTTTCTCAAATAGTCGTCTAATAAATTTTTTACATTACTCATAGTTTTTTTTATATAAATATAGATTAAGGGAAAAAAGTATCAAAAGAGTTCTGAAATATTTTTTCATAAGTATTATAAGCCTGATAAATTGAAACATTAGACGGTATTACTTTTTCATTATATCTTAATATAAAATCATTTTTACTTTTTGGTAATTCACCGTAATAACCGTTACCTCCACCTTCTTTAATGTATCTTGCTTGATCCCAAAATAAAGTAAAGATTGTATAAGCCTCGGCATATTTTTCTTTTGTTGTTGTTTTTGTACTACTTTCTTTCAGTTGTTCAATAACAGAGGAGTATGTTTTAACTAATTCATTGTAAAAATCAAAACAATTAGAAAAAGATTCAAAAGTAAAATACGGATAAGGTACATCTTGATTTTGTAAAGATGTTGTGGCACACACTAAACCTTTTACATATGAATTTACTAAATCCTGATTATATTCATTAAGTGCTGAAATATTAAATAAATTATAATTTGGTGTTGACCAAACCACACCATTTTGTGTGTTTAGATATTTTGTTTTTATAATACCATAATAAAGTGGTTTTAAAATTTGGTTTAATCCTTGTTTTGTATTTATAAGATCGATAATTTCGCTTTCACTTATATTTGTAATATTAATATCGAAAAACTCTTTATCATTATATTTTGTATTTTGTACTTTTTCTTCACAAGTTTTTTCAGACCCTTGTAACGCACCGGCATTTGTTTTAACGTTGACATCGTTCAAGTTTACAATATTTGGTTGTTCGGTGATTTTTCTTCTATTTAAAATTAATTCCTTATAATACTGTGTATAGTTTTTATTAACCGACTCTAAAAGTGAATTTGGTTCAGGTAAAGAGAATAAAGGCATTCTAACCCCTTTAAAAGTTGTTTCAAATTTTCCAGGTGAGATGTCGTGGTTTACTGACATAATCCAATATGGTCCATAAAATAATGGAACGTGTCTTAAATTAAAGTACATCGTTGGTTGTATCATAGCATTACCCATACTTTTAACTGTGGTTGTATATGATCTTGCTTTGTATATACTATAAAGTGATACTGTTTGTTGTGACACTTCGTTACCCGCACCTCTATTAGCCAATTCAGTTATTAATCTATTAGATTCTGCAGTGTTCTTTTTTTCTGACATATCTAAATCAATTCCTTTAAAAATACTTTGATTTTGTATTCCATAATCCACCGCGAATCCAACGACCCTATTATTTTTAGAAAAATCAGTATCAGGTCCATAGGATTTTTTAACCGGATTGTCGTATTTTCTTAAATCAAATGCATCATCTTTATATCTTACGTATTTTGCATCACTTGCCGGATGTTCTGATGGTTTACCAATATAAACACATAGAAACTTAGGTCTAGAGTCAATATAGTCAACGTCTAAGTATGTACCAAACAACGAATTAGGGATATCCACAGGTATGGGTGTTCCCTTTAGAATCGCCTCTTGTAGACCGAAAAAATTAAAATAAGCCGGCATCGCAAAAAATAAAAATCTATTTTTTTCTAATATTGTACTTATTAATTGTAGGTAACTTTTATTAGGATCCTCTAACAAAGTTGACATTTCACTAATATCTATTGTTACTTTATCACCAATATCTCTGTTAGCCCTATCTAAAAATAAAAAATCTTCAAAAATAGTTTTATTTAAAAAATCAGTACCAGAAATCCACTTATCATTCATTGTTTTTAATGTTGTGTAATATTCTAATTTTGTAACATTGCCTGCTAATTTACTATTAATACTATTTGTTTGTATTTTAGTGTCATCTAAATTATTTTTTAAGTATCTAAGGGTGCCTTCCAATATGTCAGAATTGAAAGATCTCTGTTCTAACATAAAAGATTTAATTTTTCCATTAAATTTAGGTCCGTTAAAATTATTATCTAAAAGTTTTTCTTTAGCATATAGTCTTATTAATGGGTATAATACTTCTATATTATTTTTTGAAAATCCAATGTTATTTTTTATGAAAAAGTCAGTAATTGCCGATCCACTATTACTATATACAATATCTTTTTGATTAAATTCTCCGACATATTTTCTCAATGTTGCCCATTCATCAGGATATTGGGATTGGCTTTGTAATAAACTTGTGTTCAAGACATCTCCAGGTAAAGATCCTTTAACATATTGTGTTGGATTAGTAAAGTTTAAGGGTTTAAATTGGTTGTCTTCTGTGAAATAATTGAATGATTTTCTTTCAAAGTTTGATGGGTTACCCATTTTCAACACACAGTCAAAAGTTAAAAAATCTTTTAAAGATGATGCGAAATTATTCATTTGTGATTTTGCAATACTTTTTCCATCACTTATGTCGTCACCCGATAAGTCAACACCATTTTTAGGTATTAAAAATAAGGATTCTATTTGATCATATAATCTTTTTTGTTTTACATTTTTAACTTGACCAATGGTTGTTATTGTTGCGTTTGTTTGTTCCTTTTCAAGTATTAATTCGTCGGCTTTAGGTTTTGGGTCACAAAATGTTAAAAACAGTCTTTCAAATTCATCTAAAATATTTGGTTCAAAAAGTGCGAAAATTTCTTCAATACTAGAATAACTTTCTTGGTTACCTATTAGTTCAAAAGCAGTTGACCATCCAATATTTTTTGCTTTAATGTATTCATTATATGCTGGTTTTTTAATTAAATTATTATTATAATAACCAAAATTAGGTGCCGACCATAAAGATCTTACCGAACCGTTATAAACAGAATTGTTATTGAACATTTCTTCTGTTTTTTTATTTAAATTATTGAAACATTCAAATTCGCCCTGATTAAAAGTTAATGCACCCATACTAGGTATTACTAATATTTTAGTATCATCTCCGTTTGGTTTTTCAAAATATTCGTGATAATTTTTTATTGTTATAGTTCTACCTGTTTGAGTATTATCAAAACCTTTATCATAAAATCTATTGTAGGAATTAACCACTTTAAACCCATAGTCATTACTTATTTTAACAAAATTATTATAAGTAGGGGATTGGAGTATATCTAAATCTTTATTATAAAAAAACCTATAAACGTCATTTATTGTCTTCAAAAAGAAACCGGTAGTTATAGTGTCAGCCGTTGTTGAAGTATTTGTTACGGATGTGGTTTCTTGTAGTACTATATTTCCTACCCAATCACCAGAATAAGAAGTTGTCGTTGCTGAGTTTATCGGGTCATAATTAGTTTTGAAATCAAAATCTTTCCAAACATCATCTAAAATATCGACTTGTTCTTCTACTACTTTTTTATATCTATGCCATATTGACCCGTATTTTAAAACCCAGGCATATGGTAATTTGTGGATTGCTGAAAATTTATTAAAAGTTGCTGCTAAATAATCTAAATCAGTTGGTTTGTCATTACTATTAATTGTTTGTTTTAATTTTTCTTTTGTTGTTATAAGTGGTAATGAATTTAAAAAAAGGTATCCTAAAGCGGTATATGGTGTCTTTTCATTTATGTTTTTAGATTTTTCGACACCTGATTGTAGTGCGTTTATAAAATAAGGGGTATTTAAAAAAGATGTTGTCTGATAGTTTTTAACATTTCCTGAGTATTCATTTCCGTATTCAACATATGATTCGGTTAAATATAAATATTCTAGTTTTTTATTTCCATAATAATTTGATAAACTGTCTCTTGATGATACTATAACTTGATTTTCTTGATCAACTAGATAATTTGCTTCACTATAATTTTCAAATCCATATTTATTAACAAACAAATTTATATTTTGTATATTTTCATTTTCATATAGTCTTGCGATTGTTTTTTTATCGTCTAAATAAATTAATGATTTAGTTTCATAAAAATCCCTGACGCTAGTTATATTATTACCATCTTGTAAATTTTCTTTTAACCAATTAATGTCATTAAATGGGTATGGATCTAAAAAATATTCCTCACTTGATTTTGTATTATTAATGAAGTCTTTTATTTTATCTTTTAATGGAATGTTACCAGCTACGGCAATAGAAATTCCATCGAGAGTGTCATTACTATATACTTTATTATACCCTCCGTCTATATAATTTTTTATTTGTTGAGTATTATATGTCGAATTAGAATAATTAACCCAGCTAGGTCCTGTTCCATTACTTGAAATTGTTTTCAAATTATTCAAATATCCCACAAAACTTGCATTTATATTTTTAAGCGTATTTACTAAAAATGGATTAGTATTCAATGTTAATGAATTTTTAATATTTTCACCTTCAATATCCGATAAAAATTTATCTATTTGGTCATTTTTATATTTACCTCTATTAAGTTTATTATAGTTAGATCCTAAATATGATCTTTCGAAAATTTCATATAAAAAACTAACATCAGAAATAACACCATAAGGTAAATCATTAAAAGGAAATTCTATTGCGGATATTGATACATAATCAGTATTAGTATTTTGATTTCCTGTGACTTGTGGAGTTACAGGTGTATTTTTTTCTAAAGACGCGGCAATAAATTCTTCAGTAAATGAAATCTCAGGCCATGTTGTTGCGTTGTATGCCTTTGTTTTTTGTATTGATGTTGCATCTCCAGGGTATTTTATAGTGTATTGTTCTGTACCGTCCTTATTTCTTTCTAGTTCATAATATTGAGGCCAAGGATAAACAGTGTTTTCTTTATTTAACTCAGCACTACCATTAACTATATTTATCGCATCCGTACCAACATTGTTTCCGCTTGGTAAAATAGTACTTAACCTTATTGGGTTTTTTCTTTGTTTCCATGCGTTTGTGTGCACATCTTCCATCATTCTGTAAAACGCGTCTAATCCTGCAAACAAAACAGCAAAAACGTTTCTCATAGTTGGTTCAAAACCTAAACCTCCATTGGGGTCATTGACTAAAATGTTTTTTAACTCTTCAGATAAAGCATTTTCTATTATTTGTCTTTTAGATTCTAACAGATTAGACATTTTATTTAATTTATCTAAAAAACTATCACTATAATATTCTGTTGGTGAGTCTACTTTGTCACCAAAAAACCAAAGTTCTGGATTTTGCTGTATTGGTTTTCCACTATTATCATATATTGTTGACTTAAATTTATTAGTCGTTTTAAAATCTGTTATAAATTTGTTTAATTGGTCTGTAGTTGGAACAGAACCATAATTAATTTCATATGTTTTTTCAAAATCAGATGTACTAATACTATTAAAATCTAAATTAACAGTTGTTAAATCACTAAATTTTAGTGTATTTTGTATTTCCCCAGATTCCTCTCCTTTTTTACCTGGAAGTTTGTATTTTCCATTTTTACCAAAACTAGTATTTGAGTCTAAACTTTTTATTAGAATATCGAACTCCCCTTGAGTAAATTTTTTCTTATCAATTCTTTTTTGGTAGTCTAGCGACTCTAAGTATGGGTAATATACTTTTCCGTTAGAATATATTCTTTCAGAGACATCTAAAAAATCATCAATAGTGTTTAGATAAATTTTTTGTTTTAATTCATTTAATGTATTCTGATAATCAGTAATATCGTTTATAACATCAAAATCACCTTCATTAATTTTTTTAGCAACATTTTCGTCATATTTATTCGCCCTATAAATAAATGTTTCCATATCTATCTCAGGAAAGGTTTTATCTATTAACCCCTTACTTTTATAAATTGAATAAACCTCACTTAATTTTTGTTTACCTATAGTAGTACTATTAATATTCTGAGATGTTTTGTTTACACCTGTTGAACTTGAATTTGATGTTTTTTTTGTTGTGGTAACTTGTGTTCTAAACATTTTAGGGCTATGTCTAGCAAAAGAAACAATACTATCAGCAAGTATAGCACTATTTCTACCCATCAAGTTTAATGTTATTTCGAAGTTACCTGAATCTGAATTAAATTTAGCATTAAATTTTAAAAGGGTTAGTTGATACCTAACCGCCTTACCATAGAATCCTTTTAAAACTAAATAAAAAGTTGGGTAAGGTAGGTTAAAAAAAACCGAGTATAGTGAATTTTCACCTTGTTCAAATAATGCCCTACCTCTTACATCAGTTAATCTCATATCAACTGTTGGTACTCCGATAGAAGATATTTTAACACTTATCGAGGTTATTCCTAGTGTCTGCGTATCTTCAAAATTTAAAACTCGACTTTTGAAAACTTTATTATTGTTAGGTCCGGTACTATAAGTACCATTTTGATTAATACCCTTACCTTGTCTTGAACCTCTACCTGTAAATTCGTCAGACCAACTAGTATCAAAATAATCTTTCCCTTTTGGTTTTAAAAAATTTAAGTTTAGATCGTCATCACCTGACACTAAAGAAGCTATTGTTGTATTGTTAACAGGACTATCAAAACTTTCACCTATCGCTAATTTTGTTCTTGGTATTATTTTTGTTTCTAGGTTTGCGTACATAACTAGATTTTCTTGTTGCACAAACCTATCTACCGGTTGATTATTACCGTCTAAAACTTTATTTGGGTCAATAATAATAATATTATCATAATCAGATTCTACGTAGATTTGATTTTCTAAATTATAAATTTGTCTAAATTTTTCAGGATCATTAACGGCCATAATAAAAAATATGTGTATCTATAGCACTTTTGTAGTCTTTCAATGCATTTATTAATGGAAAAGGGATAGTTAGTACGGCATTATCAGGTATTTCACTTTCTAAACCACCAAAAGATGGATTTGCGGCCATAATTAACCAACCAAAATATGGTGAACCATATTTTTCATTACTTATTTTATCTAATCTAGATTTATTTTTTATATAAACATAATTTTGATCTGTGGTTCTAAAACCAATGTTTACAAATGGTACAACAGTTTGTTGACCATTTATTAAAAAATTTTGATATCTATTGAAGTATTGCATACTATTTGAAACCTTTATTTTTAAAGTTATAGGTATTTCCTGGTGTGTTGTCGTCTGATTTTATTTTTTCCAATACTTGTGCATCATTTTGATTTGTTGGTACTTGTGTTGAAAAATTAACAATTCTTTTTTTACTTTTATTGTATGGGTTGTAAATATTAAACTTTTGTGTAAAATACTCATCATCAAATTTTTTGAATCTTTCTTTTAAGATATCATTTTGTTGTGTGTATTTTTGATATATTTTTCCATCTATTGTTGTATTATTTTCATAACCCAAATTAACTCCAAAATAATCTTTCCATTTTTGTTTTTCATTTGCGTCTATTGGTTCTACAATTTCGTCTATAAATTTATCAATATCTTTTATTATATCTGTGCCAAAAACCATATTTGTTCTTTTGTCCGCATTAGTTACATTTGATGTCCCGATAAATAAATCAAAATCAAAATTATCTTTCCATGTGTTATTAATATCTATTATTTTATATTCTTTTAATTTTGTTATGAAAGTATTCATGTCGGTAGCAACAATAAAATAATCGTTTTTCAATTCTAAAAGAGTATTCGCTAAATTCTCTCCGGGATCGACATCAGTAGTTCCTGTTAGTGTGTAAATTGTTGCCTTTCCTCTCTCGTTTATAAATCCATCTCTAGCAGATCCAACAAAATTTAATTTATCAACCGATGACCCATTTTTAACACTTATTAAATTTTTTTCTTCTAAAGATATTTTATTATTATTTTCATCTATTAAGTTAATATAAGATGATTTTCTTTTGTCAACCATTTTCTTTAGTTGTCTTTTAATTTTTCTTTTATCGGAGTTATTGAAATTTTTTAAATTTAGTGATGCCAATAATGGTGTTGTCTCATTTTCAATATCGTCTTTTGTTTCATTAAATAATAAATCTATTTTATTTTGAAATTTTGAAGACTTTCCGTATATTTTTGTGGAGTTGACATCAAACTCACCGTCCTCAAACTGTCTATCTGTATTGATTATATATAGAGAACCCAAACCGAAATTATCAGAAATAAGACTTAAACTATTTCTTGTTTGTTTTACATATGTTTCAGACTTAGTTATTAATTCGTCCATTATTTTTTCGTATGATATTGTTCCACTTAGATTACCATTTGCATCTACTGTGGATGTTTTAATGTCACCTATTGGTGGTAGATTTGACGGGATATTATTTTGTGGTTTTATTTGTGGACTAAGATTTCTTAATTCGTTGAACTCTAAATCATATTTTTTTGTTAGGTCTTGTTCTGTAACTTCAGCTCGTTCATCGTAAAGTTCAGTATTAGCATAATAATTAAATGATAATGCATTTTGTAATCTAGAAACAGGAGCAGCAATTCCGTGACCACCAATAAAATTGAATGATAAATCTATTGAAACACCCATTGGTTGAATTCCTATACCTTCTGGATTTATGTCATAATTAGCCACTTTATCGAATTTTATAGATAAATTAGTTGGTACAATTTTAGTATGCCAAAAATCACCAAATCTTAAAACCAATATTGGTGGTGAACCAAAAGCACTATTGAAAGCATCTTGATAATTATAACTTAGTGTTCCGGCACCTGTTTGGGTGACAGTAGGTATTGTGTCACCTGGTCTCATGCACTGTTGTAAAAATGTCAATCTAGAGTTTAAACCTTCTGGTGTGATAGAATGAAAAGCAGGATGAAAATTTTTAAATTTACTTT